GAAAGTTCATGGAAAATCCAGATGAAGAAAAATCTCACGACATAGAATGAGCTGGGGCTTGCACACGATATTAAATCTCCGCAACTGCTGTCCCAAGGCAATCCGCAGTCGGCATACGATACAATCTTTTAGTGATCACGTGGTAAGAGCCATTCAGATGGAACAGTATGGAAAAACGCGGATTCAATATTTTGGGAAAGACGATAAAAAGGGCTTCTCCTTTCAAACGCACCTGAGCACCTCGCATCTCTGTGGGCACCTCGCAGAGGAGATTGATGCGGCCTTCTTGGACTGTTTTAGCTGCAAGGAATACGACCCGGCGGTAGTGGAGGCGGTGGCGCGGCTGTATTTCTTACCGTCTGGGGTGGAGCGGGTGACAATACGCAGAGGAATACTTTCGCAGCTTAAATAAAATGGCGGACACGGCAGAGGGAACTCAGATCGTATCGTGGCTGTCCCTTGGGCTCATCGTACTGGGGATCATAGGGGGCGCTATCAATCACAAGCGGATCCGCAGCACGTGCTGCAAGCACGAGGCATCGGTCTCCTTGGACGTTGAGAATACGAGCCCGAAAGCGGACACAAAACTGGAGGGGATAAAACCGAAGCCTACGGCAGATGAAAACGCATCGTGAGCAAGTGTTGGAACATTATGGACTGGAAGACCGTGGGTACTCCATTCCAGAACTCAGCGAGATTACGGGGTATTCTGAAAAGACGCTTCAAGAGGTCTTCGATCGCGGGTGGGGGGCTTACATCGACCCCAAGACGGGGACGGTGTCGGATTCTGTAAGGCTCAAGGGTAGCTACAAGAAGAACATTCGGGCTCCACCCTCTATGAAGCTCTCCCGATCGCAGTGGGCAAAAGCGCGCGTGTGGAGCTTCCTAAATAATTCAAAAAAGCATGATCTGGACCTTCGCTAAATATGCATCGCGTACCTCAATGGCCTCTGCGAGGGTGTCATAGGCTCCTAACCAGAAATGCTTTACACAGACTGCGAAACGCTGCTTTTGGCGATGAATGTAGATCTCACCCGTGGGCCTCACCATTTGACCCCCTTCCCGATACGAGGTTTAGACCCATTCAGTCGTGTAACTAAACGTCTGCTCCCCACCGCCCTCCACGAGGCCACTGTAGCCAAACGCCATCACATTGAAATCCATCACGGTTTGTCCTATGCCGACAGGGGGGGACTTAGAATCGGTGTTGAGGTAGATGGAAGCGACTTCTACATCGCCCTGATCTGTGTAGGGATTCGAGCCACCATAGGTGGGCTGAACCGCATTGGGTGTGTAAGCCGTGGAAGTCAGTCCGAAATGCGGGTAGTTGGTGTAGAGTTCGTAGGGATCACGGAGCGTATTTTCGGTACTGACTTGCGACGGGGCAAAGAGAGCCGAACCGCCTTGGGCGTAAGATCCCGCATTGAAAGGAAGGGGGAGATAGGCTGGACTCATGTCCCCTGCATAAAACAGATAGGTAAAGCCCGAGCGGAGACGAGGAAAGGCACGACCCGCTACAGTCGTGATATCTTGACCGGCGGCGGCATTGAACCCCACATTCTGCTGGAGGGGCATAGAGTACGCCCACCGACCCGTGTAGTCGTTCGATGTGTTGCTGCCATACTGGTAGGCATAGGTCTCAATCTGGATCGCGATGGAGCCTTGAAGGGATACATCCGAGTTCATCTTGACTAAGAACCACGCATTGCGGAGGTTCTTTTTCTTGATCGCGATGGAAGGGACGATAGAAGTAGGGAGCGTCACTGGAGTGTAGAGGGCGTTCAGAGCATACCACGAAATCTTGGTGGTGGCATAGGCCGTGCCACCCGTTCCAGTGGGGGCCGTTCCGTTGTAGAGGAACGCAGTTCCAGCCGTAGCCGCCGCAGCACCCATCGCCACCCAATTCACCCCCACCCCCACGGCTACGATGAAATAAGTCCTACCGCTGACAAGGGTGGTTCCCGCAAGGCTGACGCTTTCCGCCAAATAGGTCTTGCTAAACCGCCATCCCGTACCGGTCGTATCGGGATCAATAGGGGCCAGAGTCGTGTTGGTCGTTCCTACGCCATAGGGGACATACACGTTGGCAGGGTCGCCCGCGCTCCACGTCAAATTCACGACCCCCCCTGAGGGGTCGGGTGTCTCGGTCACGAGGATTTTGTTTGCAAGGGCTTGTGAGAAGGGACCCGCGGGACCGGTGGGGCCTTGCGGACCGGTAGGGCCCTCTGCACCCGCCGTGGGTGTCACGTACAGATAAAATGTCGTGGCTGCATTGGTCCATAGGACCCCCACGGCCATGGGGACGGTGAAATGATACACGCCACTCGTCAGCGTGTAGCCGGTGGCGATCGTCGCAAGATACACGGAGGGGGACTGCCAAATGGTGAGGCTGGCATTGCCTTTCGTATCGATCATCTGCACCAGCGCGTTCAAGAAGGTCTGCTGGGTTGCATCGTTCTGGATATTGAGGTCGCCACCGTTGAAGTTCCAGACCCCTTGACCGTAGGGAGGGACATCCGTGTCGTAAAAGAAAGTGCCGTAGCCCACGTAGCCCACGGGGTTCGTGGCGATAAAGGCACCGATCGTATTGAGGGAATAGTCTTGATCCCCAAGGGAAGAAACAACGTCGCCGGGTGTGGAAATATCATTTACAGAATCCAATGATAACCCACCGCTCTTGACGAGCAGGTCACCCGTGATTTCGGTGATAGGGATGATGGGGACATCATTGTAGTTGATGGTGGTGAGGTTGTGCGTATTGGCTGCGACTTGTGTCGTGGTGGCCACGCTGACGGATCCGCCCGCATTGCTGAGCGTAAAAGTGTTTCCGCTCTGCGTAAGGGTCTGGGTTCCGCCGCCGCCACCACCGGAAGGGACAAGTGTCCATGACGCGTTGGCGGGGAGAGGAGGGACATTCAGAGAAACGGCTGCAGCCACGAAGATGGGCCCTTGGTACTGCACGACGCTACCGATGGCGTAATTGACGCTAGGGAACCACGGCCCAGCTGAGATGGACATTCTACAGAGAGAAAAGAAAATGTTTCCAATAATAGATGGAACGCGGAGGTATAGCAAAAGTCAAACAATATCCACTAGGGGACGATGATATTCGCAAGCTACTGGGTGATGATATTGCGATCCACACGTACCCCCAATTAGCAGGGATGCGTTCTATCAAAGAGCTGTTCGATGACAAGGGACGCGCTATTCTTTTATTCCCCAATGCGAGCCCTACGATGGGACATTGGTGCTGCCTCATAAACAAGACGAACGGCATCGAGTTCTTTGATCCCTATGGCGAAGCCCCCGAGGACCAGAAGGAGGGTCTGAGCCAAAGCCGACTGGAGCAGCTCAACATTGATCGCCCCACCTTAACAGCTCTCCTCAAGGCATCCGGCAGACCAGTATTTTACAATACACACCAGTTCCAGCAAGACAAGGGAAGCGTCGCCACATGTGGTCGTCACTGTGCAGTTCGGCTCTTCTATGCACCCTATTCACTGGACAAGTACAACGCCATCATCAAGTCTTCGGGATTGTCGCCCGACGACTTCGTGGCAGGGGTCACGTACGATAAGCTGAGAAAATAAATATCAGCAGCAAGTATAGAATGGCCTTCAAGAGCTCAATGGATTATGGAGCCACGCTGATGGACGATGGCCTCCCATCGCACGTCTATTATAACGCGCAGATCATCAACAACCGCACGGATGATTTCGACAATGAATACAACGCTTACCCGAACCCTCCTATCCGGTTCAACGAAACCCGTGATGCGGCCCTGATCAAGGATGCATCTAAGTACCACTACTCCATTGTGCGCTTCACGATGAACGGGCCGAATCTGAACCTACCCCTCTGGATCCCCAATATTGAGACGGGTCAATCGAACGTGAATCTGACGACTTACAAGTTCGCGATCACCTTCCAGCAGACGTGGGGCGTTACCATCGGGGGGGTTCTGCAAGCGGTCACCTTTGAATGCTCACCCCCCTCTACCCCCGTGATTTTTGTTCCCGAGTACAAGAACGTGCGCATCGCCCCAGCGCCCCGCCCCCCGCTGACAGAGCAAGACAGCAGCACGCCCTACTACTTTATTTACAGCTACAGCAACGCGATCGCGATGTTCAACACGGCTCTAGAGACGGCGATGAGGGCCGCCTTCAACTCATTCAACTCCACGTGGCTCAGCCCCCTTGCAGCCAACGGCAAACCGGCGGGTGCCATCACCACGCCGTTTCCCTACACGGGCTTCGATACGGGTGCGAATCCTTTTTGGAACGAGACAGAGGTTCCCAAGATCACCTACGATCCGGTGACGGGTCTTTTCACCTTCAACATGGATTCCAATGCCTTCGGTCCGCGCATTAGCAACTTTAGCAATGTCCCTCTTGCGGACGGAACTGCAGTCACCCCACCCGTCATGCGGCTCTTCATGAACAACAACACCTACGGGTTGTTCAGCAACTTCCCCACCATTTACTGGAACAAAACGGCTATCGATGACCTCATTTACCCCGTCCCGGAGGGGTACGTGTGGGAGCTGGTGGTCAAGGGCTTCCCTTACAATCAAGTACGGGACCAGACGCAGGCTCCTTACAATTCAGCGGGCGGCGGGTTTGTCCCCCCTTCTGCAACGGGCTGGACCAACCCGGCCACCGGCAAGAACTCTCTGGGGCCGACTGATCAAGGAACCCAGTTCTATCTCGTGGCGCAGGACTGGTCTTCTACGGACAGCCTCTGGTCGCCCATCGGGTCTATTGTTTTCACGAGCACGCTTCTCCCGATCCGTGCCGAGGCCACGGGCACCCCCGTGATCCTCGGAACGTCCAACATCGGCAACTCATCGGCCACTAGTCAGTCTGCTTTCCAGCCTATCGTCACGGACATCGCCTTGGACATGGGTGTGGATGGGGCAGATGCGTACCGCCGCTTCATCTTCTACTCTCCGTCTGCAGAGTACCGCATCAGCGACCTAGGAAGCTCCAAGATAGACATCCGATCCATCGACATCCAAGTCTTCTTTAAGAATCGTCTTAACAACCAGCTCTACCCGGTGACAATGTTTAACCTCTCCAGTGTGGATTTTAAGATGATGTTCCGCCACAAGCGGATGGGTGCTTAGACGTTTCCTCCGCCTTTTATTTTCTGCCGACATTGTATAAAATGTCCGCTGATATCCAGAAGGAAGCGATTTTCGACAGCCGCCTGATCCAGAGCAGGCCGCGATTTGCCGTAAGTAAAGGTGCCCTCAGCTTGACAAACGCCCCGTTCTCAGCTATAGCCGCCACCTCGTCACAACTTACTTTTAACGTTTATGTCCCAAGCGAAAACGTTTTTTGTGATAGGAAGATGGATTGGACGGGCACCATCAACCTCTCCGTGGATGTGCAGCTCCCTCCCTCCCCCGCAGGGACCCCCATTCTTGAGTTTGGTGCGGATTGCGCCATCTCCCCGTTTCCGCTCAATAGCATCTGCAGCACAATTTCGAGTAGTATAAATGACACCACGAGCGTTATTAATACACAAGATGTGCTCAAGGAGGTCCTCCGTCTCACGGACTACAAGTCCAACCGTGTGCAGCGCACGACCCCCACGATGCTGGACAAGTACCAGTGCTACGATGACTGCTACGGCGCGAACAACAACACCCTTGGCGGCTACGACAGCTCGTCCGAGTCGGCGGAGGTCCCGAACGGTGCCTACCCGGGTGTCGCCTTCACGGACAATGCCGGCGGCATCTTCCGGCCTACGTCCGCCACCACTCTCGTCGCCACGGGCCTCGCTGGCTACACGAACTACAACGTCACGAACGGCGTTGCGGTCACGACCCAAGCCTACGGCACGTCTCAGCAGTACCGTGTCTGCTTCTCTATCACCTCTACGGAGCCTCTGGTTCTGTCGCCCTTCGTCTTCGCGGATCACCACGAGTGGGACACGGGTCTCTTCGGCATTAACAACATTCAGCTAGTCATGAACTTGCAGTCCAGCGTCGCGCGTGTCCTCCGCACGACCAGCCGCACGGGCAAGCTGTTTTCCAACATCACGTTCAACCCTCTGGCCGTACCGTGGTCAGTTGCACGTGTCAATGTTCAATTTTTAACTCCAAGTTTGGATGTGCCGCTGCCGGCCAAGTCGTGTGTGCCGTACTTCGAATTTCCTCGTTACATCAGCCAGCCTACCCAGACCCCGATCCCCGCGGGGTCTGTCTCGCAGCTCATGTCCCAGACGATCACATTGCCTACCATCCCCGATCTTCTCATCATCTACGTCAAGGCCTCGGGCTCCACGGGCGGTTTCATCAACAACGGCGTGGCCCCCAGCAACTACGCCGATTTCTATCTTCCCGTCGCATCGCTCTTCAACAGCTCCACGCCGAACCCATTGTCCATTTCGTTCGACAACTTCAGCGGTCTGCTCTCGAGCCACACGGCGGAGGAGCTCTACGGCATGGCGGTTAAGAACGGTCTGGAGATGGACTGGGCGGAATGGTCTGGTGCATTCCGTGCCAATGTTTCCAACTATGCGCTTTCTCCCGTACCCGGTGCAGCGGGGGATCAGACCCAGACGGCCCGTGTCCCCGGCCAGCTGGTCCCTTCCGTCGGCTCCATCCTCGTCCTCAAGCCGTCCCAAGACATCACCCTTCAGGCAGGCCAGAGCTGCTCACTTGTCGGCAATTTTACCCTTCAATTTCAGCTATCAATTTTTAATAACACTGCCTACGCCGTGACCCCGACCATTTACACGATCACGGCCAATTCCGGATTCTTGGAGTCCATCCGTGGCTCCAGTCGTATCATCAAGGGTGTCCTCTCTGAGCAGGACATCATCAACGCGCCGATTGCCCCTGAAGGTACCCGCACGGGCCTCGAGCGTCACGTCGGCGGCATCTCCTTCGGTTCCCTCGGCAACGTTCTCAGCCGTGCTAAGAAGATCTATGAGGCCTCCAAGCCTGCGATCTCGGCAGTTCGATCGGCCGTGGATGCTGCACCGGGTATCATGTCGGCGGTCCGTGGTGACGGCACGGGCGCGGGGACGGGAGGTCGTCGCGGCCACCGAGGTCTTGCGGCTCGGTTGATGTAATCGGCAATTTTATTTTCGGCCTATAGAATATAAATGTCAGTCGCACAGATCCTAAGTGGCAACTACCCTTCCAGCACGGTGGCCGGTTCTCTTCTCTACGCCGGCATCGGCACGGCAGTCGCTGCAACCCTTGGATTTAACATGCCCGGCCTTGTCACTCTCAACTACGCTTCCTTAGCCACCCTCACCCAGAACGGCCCGATCCCCGTCAGCACGTCCGCGGGCACACTCGGCAACGTGACCCCGGCCGTTGCAGCAAGGACCGTCTGTATTCCCCTAACTGTTGCGAACCCTAGCACAGCGACAGTTCTGACGGCGGGTCTCTTGGCTGCCGGTACGGGCGCGGGTCAGTCATGGAACTTTGCGGGAGCTTCAGCGAACAATGCGGGCGTCTGGCTCGTCATGGTGTTCGCATGAGCGTCTTTTTTTTCATTCACGTATGTAGATGAACGCACCTACATACGCGATGGACATTGCGGGCAATATGGTGCCCCTCCAATATATCCCGACGATCACCACGTGCATCCCTTCGATTACTACGGGACCCACCTTGCCGGTCTATTCAACCCCTACCATAACACCCCAATCGCTAATGAGTTCGGCGAATATTTGTCCGCCTTCCAGTTCCCTTTTATCTTCGTCGCCCTCGCTAAATATCTCTCCCGGTGTTCGTTTGCGGTCGGGTCGTGTGCTAGCGAGTAGAGCACGTGATCCCCCAGCCCCACAGAACCAAAGCGAATCAACTTGCCAGCCGCGTTAGGGATCTGCAGCTTGTGCGTGTCGTCTGAACTGAACCCCAACAATGTATGAGAGAGCCCGAGCTTCTTAGCTTTATCTTGGGCTTTCTTGAGGTAGGCGGCGGGACTGACCCCGGCCTTCTGCAGCTGCTTCTGGAACTTGCTGGCGGGCGCCCGGCCCCCACCCTTGCCCACCGCCGCCGGCATTTTATACTCGATGCGTATTAGGTCCTCAATACGTCCCCGTGTATGGGGGTGACGAAGCTGAGCCTTTATAGCCTCATCCGTCGCTCCTACTCCCGCTGCTACTGTAGCCGCATCCAATAAACCATTCGCAGAATCTGTCGTCAAAAAATCCCTCTCTGGCGTTGGCGGATCCTTAAAAGGGATTATTAGGTACGCTATTTTCCAATCAGTTGCGTCGTCAAATGCTCCATGAATCGCGTCGCTAGAACCGGCCGGGAACACGAATTTTGTTTGGACCTTAGGGGGAAAACGGGGATCATGAGATGCGGCTTGACGAACAAGATGATCTGCTTCTGCGGCAAACACGAAATCATCGGCTTCATTGGACCACCTCTTAACCCCCGTTTGTAATTCCTCCACTACACGTCTCCATTCTGCGAGATAATGGTCTTTTCGTGGTCTATTAAAACGGTCTGCCACCATTTTATCAAGGACCAAGTCTTTCAAGTTATTAAACGCTCTCGTCGCAACTGCGTTGGGGAGGGCGGGGGTTCCAATAACTCTATTAGCGAGATCCTCAACTAATGTCTTGTAAGGCCCACCCCCTTTGAGAGCACCTCTGCCTTGATACTTGTAGCCCTTGATGTATTCGCCATTCTGGAAGCGGATAAAGTAGCGTCTGAACTTTACGGGAACCGCAGACAGCCCCGTCTTCAGTATCTTATCCACGAGTCCTTCGCCCGTCTTTTCAAACTCGGGTAGGATGTAGCCATGGCGTTTCATCAGCGCGAAGACACGCTTGGATCCCATCTTGACCATGTCCTCAAAGGAGGGTGGGGTGAAGGCACCACGCCCTTCGATGACGACGTTGCCCACGGCTGCAGCATCGGTGACGCCTTGGAAGAGCTTGTCCGCGTACTCGGGCAGAGAGGACGCGATGGATTCTAGGGGCTGCTTGACGAACTCGGTGAGGCGCGGGGTCAGCTGCTGGTTGCCTTGGAGGATGCCCAGAATGAAGTCTTGGCAGTTGTTCGATAGGGCATTATATACGAACCAGCGCTCCTTCATGACGCCTTGCCCTGCCTTGAGCAAGCCGTTCAGCGTATTGTCCAGAGCCGACTGCATGCCAACGGTGGCGATCTGCGTGTCCTTGGTGGGGGCCCGTGCAAGGGCCACGCTGATGACTTCGTTCTTCTCGATCACGTACCGGGGCCCCTTGGCCAGTTCAAACTCGATGCACAGATGGAACATCTTGTCGTAGTTGGCGTCTTGCTGCGCCTTGCTGAACTGACCCATCGTTAGGAGATCAACAGCGTAGGAAAGGAAAGATGGAATAGGATCACGGCGGACCACCATTCGGGCGATGGGCTGAGCCCCAATGCTTTTAATAACCTTACGCACACTAGGAGGATAATCCCGACGAACACCAGACAGAGCATCTCTAACCCTACCCACGACTCGGCCGATGGGCCGTGTGACCGCGCTGAACATATCCCCGAAGAAACCCTCCCCCTTCAATCCGTGCATGTGACCGCTGCCCAAGAAGCTGCCGACTTGGGAAGGGCTGGGCGCGATGCTGCCCAGCGTATTGAGGATCTTCTGACCCAGCGGTGCCGAGCTGTAGTATTTGCTGCCGGGTGGCGCGAGGCCTTGGTAGCCCTTCTGGATCAGCTTGCCTACGCCCGGTACAACGGCCCCCACGACATCGGATCCGAAATCAGCAATCTTGGTCAGCACCCCCACCACGTCCCGATTGAAGAATCTGCTGACGGCGCTCTGATTCGCCCAATACTTTTCCTCTGCTGCCTTTTTCTGGTTCTCTCTCATCACTTGCTTATCGACGGCCTCTTGGTCAAACCGTGCAAGGTCTTCAAGAGTGCGATTTGTGCCAGACGATACAGAGCCGTCGGCATTACGGATGGCATACTTGGCGCCCGGCCCCAGTGCATTGGCTTCTGCTTGACTCCTGACTTCCGTGTAGCCGGGGAGGACCGCGGCCCTTCCTACACCCGGCTGCTGGTCTAGGATGGCCGCATCGCGCCGTCTTGTCCAAGGTGTCAGATAGTCCTTCACGTAGTTTGCGGGGGTGGCTGCAGCGGGATTGAACTTCTTGACGCTGGCGATCCATTTGTCTTCGGTCATGGGCTTCATGGCCGCGTAGGCACGGGTCACATCGTTCTCGAGGCCTCCCTTCATACGGCCCTTTCCTTTCTGTGCTACAGACTGCCAGATTTTTGCGTTCGGGGGTTCTGCGTATAGCGTGTCCTCCTTGGCTTTGTAAAGCTTGCCGTTGTGGCTAACTGTGTCACCCTTGAATGTAAGCTTGCCCCGCTTCCATTTTTCATAGTCACCCTCAAGTTCATTGTCGATGTACTCTTGGGTCGTATCCTTCGGAGCCCCGAAATGATCACTGATCCACTTCGAAGTCGTGGATGCCGTCAGTTTGCTAGGGTTGAATACGGCAGGACTATTCATGGTGGAATACTTGCGCAGAGATGTGATAGGCGCGTATAGGTTCGATTTCTTCTGCAGTATATTCTTCCGTTTCACCTCCCCTAGCATGCGGCGAACAAAGCCGGACTGAGCAGAGCCGCCCTCCGTACTGGGCATAGCGGCATATAGCGCGGCCATCTGAGCCTTGGCCGTCTCGAGAGGCAGGGGATCATGGCTCCTCTTGGATCCATCCTCACCGACTACCCAATATAGATCACGCTTCGGAGCCTTGCGGAGACGATACGGCATTCTATATACCATTTAGAAAAATATATGGATTAAAAACAGCCCATATTAGAACAAATCACGGTAATAATGTGGATTATACCCATATTTATCTCTATATTACCTTAATATTCATTATTCCAGCGATTTTCACCGTATAAAATCCGGATTTTATACGTGTAATATGGCAGAAATAAAGTAAATAGAGGTAAAATAGCCGTATTAAAGCCATTAATCCTCATTTTTACGCCAAAATAGAGACGCTCCCACAGAATATTTGTTAATCTAATGTAGAAAATGGTCTCAATCCTTAAAGGCGATTGCTTACAGATCATGAAAGGGCTACAAGACAAATCAATCTCTTGCTTCATTTGTGATTTGCCTTATGGCTGCTTGACGGGAGGCTGTAAATGGGACAACAAGATAGACCTGACAGAGTTCTGGGTACAAGTCAAACGATTGGCCAAAGATGATCATACCCCGGTCTTAATGTTCTGCAACTCTAAATTTGGTTTTGATCTCATCAAATCGAACGAATCATGGTTTCGCTATGATATTGTATGGGCGAAAACGAATGCGGTAGGATTCCTAAGGGCAAACAAAGCCCCCATGACTGCACATGAAATGATTTATGTCTTCAGCAAGAAGGGGGCGTACTACAAGCGCATAGATATCACGGGGGATTTCCCTGCAGGAGGAGGTGGTCGCTCCTGTTCTAACTTTGTGCCGATCGGTGATATGCCAAACACAAGTCTGACAGTAGAAGCAGGGCGACGTTGCCCAACGTCTGT